TCCCTTAGTTTGCTGTTTCATGTAATATGGAATAACAAGTATTCTCCAACCTGTAGGTTGCGGAAGTCTTTCGAGTGTTGAGTTTTTAAAAGTTGAAGGGTCTATAGAATTTTTTGATTCTTCTATTTTAGGAAATGCCTTTTCAACTGCTTTAGGTATAGGACTTGAAGCTCCTATAACTTTTTTCTCAGGAACGTAAAATTTCTTAGTCATCTAAATCTAAGCCTTTCATCGAGGAAACAATTAAATCTTCAACATAGGTCATTCCTCGTATTTGACCCACTGTGAACCGATACGTTTCTATCGTATCGCATGAACCACTCGCCAAAGCCTCCGCAAAGTCTTGTTTGCGCTGGCGAATGTCTTTTAAAAGATGTTCCGCTAAAACTATAGCGTCCATATATATACTCCTTTTACCATACTATAACAATATTTAGTATAGTAAAGCGTATATTACCATAATACAATATTAAACCTGACGCATTTTTTCCACTAAACGCTTTGATCTTTCACCGACCTGACTATACCAGCGTGAGTCAACCATCTCATCCGCTGCCTTGTCCCACTGTCGAGCATCAACATTTCTCTTCATGCCTTGAAATGCTTTCATTCTTCCCAAACCCATATTAAACAACATATTTGCTATAATTTCTTGTACAGTCTCAGGAAGATCGTCAAAGTCATTGTACAGCCTGTAACAATCTTTCTGTACGCTTTCTAAGTCTTTTTCAAAACATTCAATAACACGATCTTCAGATACAGGAGTTCCAACAGGTTGACCGTGTTCAGGATCGCTCTCAAGAATTAAGTGACCAATTCCGTGTGTGGGCAAATTTAAGTGATCCAGATAAATGACGTACTTACACCCTTCATCTATTTCCAGCTGTTGTCTTAATCTATCTATATTCATTTAATTTTCCCTTCTTCTATTCTTTTCTTTTCTCGTCTTTGACAAGTAAGACAAACTTGTCTCATCTGTCTCCATTTTTGTTCAATCGTATATATCCAATATACTTTTCTTGTTTCTCCACAAACGATACAGTCTTCTTCTTCTATTTGGTCAAGCCTTTCGTTTTCTCATACGAGCGCAATCCACCAATTCCTAAAAGTCCTCCCAAAGTCGTGAGGAGCGTACTCATGTCAAATTCAGGTAAATCGGGTAGTGATATTTTAAACACACTTAAAATAAAAATTAATAAAGGCTGCAAGACAAAGTGATATGCAAAGGCAATTCCGCAGACCCACCCAACAAATGGGCGCCAGCCACCTTTAAACAAAGAACCTGACGCTGCCTCCGCTTTGTTTATCTCTAACTGTGCAAGCAAAGCCTGTTGAGCGTGAGTATCAGCCATCGTGCTTAGTTCAAAAGCCAACTTAGCTTTCTGATCCTTGTCCTCTATAACTTTATCAAGAATGCCGGTTACAGGTCCTATAAGGCTAGTTATTAGACTCATTTGAAACCTCCTTTGGTGAGGCTGCAATCGTAAAGTTTACACTAAACGAGCGTCTTTCTCCAACAGTTTTAAACGGATACACACAATGATGCAGGTGTGCAGGAAAAACAATAAAGTGTCCTACTTTTGGTTTCATCAGAAAATTAGACCCTGTGTGATTGGCAGCGTGACCATAGACAAACTGTATATGACCGTGTGATGGATGGTGTCCTTTATCGTCCTCTTCCCACTCTTTCTCAATACCGTCAGGCAATTGTAGATAACCCACGCAAGAAAGCATTGAACCCAAATGCACATGAATAGGGTTGTACTCATGCTCGTACTGACGAACAAACCAACTGCTTGCTATATCCAATCTATAGTCTAAAAGATCGGGAGTTATATTTCTTGTACCCATAGATGTATAAAGTTCTGCATGACTTTGATACCGCATCAAGAACTGACCCATCTCATCTGTCCAAGCCTTGTTTAAATCATCGTTCCACTTTAACTCTTCTTTTACTTTACCAACAAGATTACCAGACCAATCCTCCATCTTATCGTCTATTGCCTTATTGCACTTTTCAATAAACTCATCGGACATTTTCTTGTAGCCTAATATTGGGCTAAAAGGTGTAAGTATTTCTTCATCATTTTTAGGATTGTATATATTTGCCATCGTCGAGCGACTCCTCTAGGTTTTGTTTAAGTTCTTTTTGATCGTAATTCGTCTAAATTCTTTTCTTTTGTTCCTCCATCATATTTCCAAGCATACCCTCTGTATACCATCTCTGTGTTAATATTTGTATCACCACAATATATAGAACCAAGCATACGACCATACTTGCCATCTTTCTCTGTTTTAACACGCAATCCAGAAGTCATTCCATCTGTTAATCGCCTTGTCAAAAACTCTTTAGCTTCTAGCCCCATAGCTTTTTCTTCTAAATCTTTTGTACGACTTTCAGGAGTATCTATTCCTGCTAAACGAACTCTTTCTTTCTTAGTCAAGTCAAAGCCAAGATCAATTAAAATATCTATGGTATCACCATCAACTACTCTAACTATTTCTTTAATGGCGTACTCGTACATTTCTTATCCTTTTATTTATCTAAAAAAAGAAGATGTTCCAAAAGGGCTTGGATTTTGATTTGGTGATGATTGCATTGGTTTTGACACTTGATTTTGAGACATGGGATCTAAACCACCTTGAAACTGAACGCCTAATCCAAAGGGTTGTGGATTAAGACTTCCTGCAAAACCTCCAAAAGGCTGACCAAAAAGACTACCAAGACCTCCTCTTAATCCACCACCGCTTAAACTTAAATCAGGAAAAGTTTGATCTGTTAATTGTTGAACTTCCTGAACATAAGGTTCAATTTTATTTCTTTTTTCTTCTTCCATTTGATTGTTTATTTGCCCTATAAGAGGCATAAGATATTGTCGAATCGGTTGTCCACCCATTATTCCTTGACCTCCCATCTGAAGATTTTCAAAACTGTTAGGGTTGCCTAATGCTGCTTGGTAAGCTTCTTGTGATGCGTATTTTGTCATTTCGACATCTCCACTTCTTTCTTAGTCTTAGAGACAGAACCCGTTGTTCGACTAAATCCAAAATAAGCACCCACCAACCCACTTAAAGCTATGTATTGAGTCATTATAGCCCCATCAGCGTGTGCCATCCTCACAGGATCCCATATTGTAGCTACAGTAGTCATCGCCATAAGAAAAAGAGCTATGTAACACATAATGCGTCTGTTGCTCTGGTAAGCTCGTTTATCTGGTATCATTTCGTTCATTTTATTAACATCCAAGTTGGCGGTGGTGGCGCTATAGAATCTAAGTATGAAAGTATTAATACTGCAATTGTAAAAAAAATCAACTGACTAGGGCTTAAACTCAATTGCTGCCCAGATTAACAAACCCCCTCCACCTATTGTAATACTCATACCTAAAAGTATTGAAAAAATATTTAATATTTTGTTTTTACGAGCAACCGCAGCGTATTTAGATTCTCTGTCTTTTTGTGCCGATTGCGCTCTCATGCGTTTAAAGTTTGCAACTCCAGAACTTCCTCTGGTTTCCCAGATAATTTTTTCAAGTTCTTTCTCCATGTCGATAGCTTTGTAGTAAGCCGTTAATTCAGATAATGGATCGTTCTTGTTTCCAGACTTTTGAGCAGCCTTTGTGCCATCAATAAAGTCAAAAACCTTATTAAGGTCTTTCCCCATAGAGGAAAGATCTTTACCCAAGGCTATACCTTTTTTAAGGGCAGTAAAGCTAACAAGGGCTATTGATAGAGGATCCATTGTTCTAGCCTTTTACCACAAGACTTAACAGTAATACTATAGTAGTTCCTGCGGATCCAATCAAGACCATCTCTAATCTTTTTACACGGCTAATTATTTCGAGCCATCTCTCCTCGCTGACAGCTTTGTATGTATCAAGCTCTGCTTTTACTTCTAAAATTTTCAATTAGTTTCTCCGTTATTGATAGAAGATCTATTTTTTAAACTTTTTTTGCTACTTTCTTTTTAGCTTTTGGTTTAACTTTTGGCTTTTCAACCCAAGCTTCGTTAACATCAGGAGTGCTTACATCATCCTTAACATAATGACCTTTTTCATCTCTAGCTCGAACCAAAGTTGTTTCTTCTGTATGAGAACCAGTTGTAAGATTAATATCTTTTTTTTCTACGTTTATTTTATTATATAAATAACTTCTGTTAGAAATTTTCTCTTCTTTTGCTCTTTGAGCGAATGCTTTATTTACTGATGACATTATATTTAGTTCCTTTTCATATTATTTAAAGCTGCAATATCTCTTTGTGTTTGAATTCTCTCTTCAGCAACACGAGTTTTATCTTCCAAAGCTTCTTTAGATATATCTAGTCTTTGTTGAGCAATAAGAGCATCATTTCTTTCATTCTGTTGATCTTGCTGTAATTTTTGCTCAAACTCTTCACCCTTACGTTGAATGTCTGCACCCTTAATTGCAAGTTCCTGCTGTCGAATTGCAACAAGAGGATCTTCCTGTGGAGGTGGAGTTACAGCTTGTGCATATTGCTCAATCATTTCAGCTATAAGTTGAGAAGCAACATTTTGTATCTGTGCTTGTATCTGTTGCTGCATATTCGGATCTTGTTGCAACATTTGTTGTTGTTCTGGAGCCAACTGAGACATAACTTCTTCTTGTGCTTTTGCTTCAGCAAGCATTCCTATATGTTCTTGTATATGACCTTGAAGAACAGCAGCTACAGCCATATTGGTTTGAACTGTAGGAGTTGACAAGACTGCTAAATGCGCTTGTATGTGAGCCTGATGATCTTGACCAGCAAATGCCTGTAAAGCTTGACCTATTAAAGCATTTTGGTTTTCTTTAGCTGGGTTCACAGGTGCTGGCTGTTGAGGAGCAGGTAAGATTGCATCTATGTTTGATACACCTAAAGCTTCATACATATTTCTATATGCCTGATACAACCCTTGAGGTCCACCGTGTATTTGTGGATTTGATTGAACCCACTGCAATTCTGT